GGAAGCCAGAAACTAAAACTGAGCCAGTAATGGCAGAAAGCACAGACGGACTACCCTTTTGAAACTAGAGTCTGTCTATTTTGACCAAAGCATTAGAGATTATGCTCTTCGGCTTACCAATGACAAGTTGGAGGCTGAGGAGCTTATTTCTATTGCATATGAAATCTGTCTAGAAAAACCACCACTTGAAAACTTAAAGGGATATTTTGCTATGGTAATGAGAAACCAATGGCTAAAAAAATGTAATAAGAAAGACCCTTTTTTTGACAATGATAACTCAGAGCATCAAGATGTTGAGCAAGTGCTTAACAGAATGAACAGCTACTATGCAAACATACTTCGAGCAATCAGCAACGGAGAAACATTAACACAAATACACAAAGGAGCTTCAATAGGTTATAGAACGCTAAAAGCAGACTATAAGAAAGCCAAAAAAGAATTTAAGATAATGTACGAAAACAAAATAAAAATAGCAGTAATTATTCGTAACATAAATGGCGTAAGTTATCACAGACTTTTAATGCCGTTTGCAAAGATGAAACGAGATTATGGTATAGAAATAGTAGTGCTTTTAAATAAGGACGATGAGTTTTTTAATAACCTGGATGGGGTTACTCACGTTGTTTACAATAGAAATATATCTGGGCTAATGCAGCCAGAGGAAACGTACCTAAAACTTAGAGCAAAAGGAATTAAAGTTATTTGTGATATAGATGACTACTGGGAGTTAGACGATAAGCACCCAATGAGTTATTACTATAAAAAGACTAACCTAACAAAGTGCGTTATTAAGAACTTAAAACTTGCTGACCTAATATGGACAACTACGCCAATACTAGCAGATAAGATAAGACCTTACAATAAAAATATAGTTATTGTTAAGAATGCTCTAGACCCTTTAGAAAAACAATATGCTTATGAAGATTTATCATTAGACTTTGATACGTTCTTTTATTCTGGAGGTAGTACCCACTTGAGAGATTTAAAACTATTAGGGAATGCTTTTGATAATGAAACTTTTTTTGTTAAAACCCCAAAGCTGCCAAAACGTATGAAAGGCACTAAGGTACAGATAAGTGATATACAAGTATACGCTAAGGATTATGAGGATTGCGGTATATGTGTAATACCTCTGCAAGATAATGTATTTAATAGTTGCAAATCTGAGCTTAAAATGATTGAGGCTGGACACTTTGCAAAGCCAGTAATGGTATCGGCAATAGACCCTTACACATTACTTGCAACAAATAAAAACAGCCTTAAGGTATATAATAATGAATGGGCATCTGCAATTAAGAAAATAAAAGGTAATCATACGATGCAAGTTGATTTAGGTTTAAAGCTAAAAGAGGATATAACAATAAAGCACGATTTAGCAAAAGAGAATGAAAAAAGGATACAATCATTATGAGTGAAGAGTTAGAAATAAGAATACGAGCTATTTACAATATGAAAGGAGGCAGATTAGACCCTAAATTTTATAAGGAGTTTACAGAGATATGTCAAGAAAACTTTAGATACAGACCAGATGTAAGCTGTGGCAAGTGCATCTACAAACACGTTGTTAAATTATATGATAAATTTTTAAAATGAAAGTAAAATTAAAAGACCTAAAAGCAAATCCTAATAATCCAAGATATATTAGAGATGAAAAGTTTGAAAAATTAAAGAAGTCAATACAAGACTTTCCAGAGATGTTAAAGCTACGACCAGTTGTCATAGATGATGATATGATGGTATTGGGTGGCAATATGCGTTTAAAGGCATTAACAGAGCTTGGAATAGATGAAGTAGAGGTAATAAAAGCAAAAGACCTAACAGAGAAGCAGAAAGCCGAGTTTATTATTAAGGACAATGTAGGCTTTGGAGATTGGGACTGGGATATGTTGGCTAATGAGTGGGATAATACTCAGCTTGGCGAATGGGGTTTAGACCTTTGGAATCCAGAAGAGGACGTAGACTATTCTTTGTTAGATGATGAAGATTTAAGTAGCGAACTTTCTGATATGACTAATGGAGTAAAAAAGGCTATACAAATAGAGTTTGAACTTGAGCATTATGATGAAGCTGCTGAGCTTGTAAAATTCTGGAGAGAACAAGGAGCTTATGTAGGTGGAATGATAATCGAATATTTAAAGAATGAGAAAAATAAAATTAAGTCATAATAATATTCAGTTTATTTCAAGGGTAGGTACAAGTGATGAAAAAACTTTTAAGGAGGTTGTGGTAGGTAATACTTATGAAAAAGCAGACTTCAAAATACAAAAAGGAGAAAAATGGATTGATTTAGGTGGCAATGTGGGTGCTTTTGCTTTGGTTGCTATTTCAAAAGGTGCTGAGGTAGATATTTACGAGCCAGACCCATTTAACTGCAAAATGATTGAGGAAAATTTAAAGCTCAATAATTATGATGCGAACATATTTAATAAGGCAGTTGTTGCCAACGATGAAAAGAAAATGAAAATGTATGTAGCAAATGATATGCAAGTTTGGAGAAATAGCCTTTATAAAAACTGGGGAAATCAAAGTTTTAATGTTGATTGCGTACATTTTACAGATGTTTTAAACGATACTGATTTATGTTGTAAGATGGATATTGAGGGAGCTGAAATGCCTATACTTGAATCTATGACTTTATTCCCTAAAAAAATGGTTGCCGAATGGAGTTTAGATATAGACGCAAGGTTGAGCAGATATAGAAACGCAGTAGATAATTTAAAAAATAATTATAAAAAATTAATTTATCAATCTCAATTTTACAATTTACCAGATTATAAGTTACCTAATAACATTTTCCCAAAAGCAGACAATTTTTTTTGTTATGAATAAAATAGATTTAATACAATTAGAACACCAAACTAAGATAGGCGATGTCTGTGGACATATTGAGCCTAATGTAACAGAAGATAGTATTTTTTATGCAGATGGAGAGCCAATAGGATTCTACATTAAAGACATATCAAAATACTCGGAAAAAGCCTCAAAATTAGCAGCACTCGCAAATAAAGAGCTGAGGAGTAAAAATGTACCTAAAAGCGTTATGAAGCGTTCCTCTGGTTTTGCTGATGCTGAAAACGAGGTATTGCAATACTCGACAATAATAGGAAGCGTACCACCTAAGCCACATATGAGGCGACCTTATGCGACTATTAGTAGCGTACATAATGTCAAGTCAGCTCAAACCTTTATAAAAGCGATGTTATTGTTGTGTAAAGAGAGTGAAGAGCTTATAAAAAATATTACCCCTAACGTATATGAAAGACAAGTCAAATTGATTGAGGAGAATGTGCCAAAAGAATGGAGATTTAGTAAGATGTTTACGAGTAGTATTTCAAATTACAATATTCCAGCACCATTTCATAGAGATAATGCTAATATACAAGGGTGTGTAAATGTAATAATAGCAAAGAAAAACAACGCTACTGGAGGTAATACTACTGTGCCAGATTATGGAGCTACTATGGATAGTTGTGATAATTCAATGTTAGTGTACCCAGCTTGGAGAAATGTGCACGGAGTTACGCCTATTGTGCCAACTGCTGAGGGGGGTTATAGAAATAGCTTAGTTTTTTATCCATTAAAATCGTTTAAAGGTTTATGAAACAACAAAATCCAACACAGAAAAAGGCAATGATACAAGCCCTTGAGAAGTCTTTAGGAGTTGTTACCTCTGCTTGTAAGGCAGTAGGAATAAATAGGTCAACTCATTATGAGTGGTTAAAAACTGATGAGGAATACAAAAAAGCAGTTGAGGACGTTGAAAATATAGCTTTAGACTTTGCAGAAAGCCAATTACATAAGCAAATAAAAGACGGCAATACTGCTGGGACTATTTTTTACCTAAAGACTAAAGGCAAGAAGAGAGGGTATGTAGAACGTACTGAGGTGCAACAAGAAACAACCTACAAGAGTTTAGATATTAACATAATTGATACTGGCATACCTTTAGCCTCAAATGAAAAGGACATAGTTGATTAGTACCTCTGCTCTATATCGTCAAAATTTTGTATCTAATGCAGATATAATAGTTAATCAAGGTGGCACATCTTCTGGTAAGACCTATGCTATTTTGCAAGTATTATTTGCTAAAGCTATCTCAGAGACTTGTATTATTACTATTGTAGGTCAAGACATACCTAATTTAAAGGTAGGTGCTTTGAGAGATGCAATAGATATACATAATGGCGATGAGGCTATAAAACAGCAAGTAACTTTCTACAATAGGTCAGATAGGGTGTTTAGTTTCCTTAATGGCTCTATAATGGAGTTTAATTCTTACGATAACGACCAAGATGCAAAGTCTGGTAAGAGGGACTATTTGTTTGTAAACGAGGCTAACGGCATACCCTACAATATATTTGAGCAATTAAGTCTAAGAACGAGAAAGCAAGTTTATATTGATTACAACCCAGATACGAGCTTTTGGGTACACGATAAAGTAATACCCTTGCCTAATGCTGAGCTAATAATATCAGACCATAGGCACAACCCTTTTCTAAGTGATAAGATAAGAGAGAAGATAGAAGCCCTTAAAAGCAAAGATTTAGACTTGTGGAAAGTATATGCCAGAGGAATGACTGGTCGCATAGAGGGACTTATTTTCAAAAAATGGTATATATTAAAGGAGGGGTTTGAAGATAAAAAGCTAATAGGGTATGGAATAGACTTTGGTTTTACGAACGACCCAACGAGCTTAATAGAAGTTAGAATGCAAGATGGAGATTTGTATGTACAAGAGTTAATATATGAAACTGGTTTGACAAATAAAGATATAAGCGACAGAATGGAAGCACTTGGAGTTAGCAAGGGAGCTTTGATAGTAGCAGATTCAGCAGAGCCTAAAAGTATTGAGGAGCTGAGGCGTTATGGATGGACTATTGATGGAGTTAAAAAGGGAAAAGATTCTGTTATGTTTGGCATCAATCTTTTGAAAGGTTACGCAATTAACGTACATTCGTCTAGTCGTAACTTAATAAAAGAGTTAGAGCAGTATAAATGGAAAGTAAATAAGAATGGAGATAGCCTTAACGTACCTATTGATGAGTACAATCACGCAATAGATGCTTTGAGGTATTTAATAATGCATAAATTTAGTAAAAAAGGATATGGAACATATACCGTTGTATAATATAAGAGTCGGACAATATCAATTATTAAGACAGATTGATGATAATTTAAGTGTTTTAGAGAAAAACATATATGTGGTTGCAGCACTAAAAGACATTACATATGAAGAGGCTTCTAAGATTAGAATATCAGAATTTAATAATATAGTAAATAGTTTAGAGCAAATTGATATAGATGAAATCGAACACAAGAAAGTAAACAATACTATCTATTTAAATGGTGAGGAATATCACATAGAGCATAGACCAAACAAACTAACTAGTGGACAGCTTTTAGATATTATAAATCTAAGAAGTAACCACGATGGGGAAGCTATTTTAATTATGGATTTGATAATGGCAGCTTTAAGTAGACCTAAAGGCAAAGAATATGGTGAAGATGGTATGACATTACACGAAAGAGCAAAGTATTGTAGGGAGGTGCAAATATCTGAAGTATGGAATGTCTTTGTTTTTTTTTGGACTCTTTGGAGAGATTACTTGAAAGATACAGAGGATTATTTACAAAAGTCGACAACGGAATGGCTGAAGAAAGTGAAGCAGATTTTGGAAAGCGATGGGGATTATTCAGCGTAATAAAAGCCGTAGCAGATTTACACAACATAAGCATTAATGAGTCTACTAAATTAGGAGCAATAGAATTTCTTAACTGGTGGGCATATATAACAGAAAAACAAGATTATGAAAGAAATGCAAGATAGATTATTTAACAGCCTAATGGAATATTGGCAGTTAATTATAAATGAGTTAGTAAAGGAACTTGAGAAGTCATATCCACTTGGAAGAAGTACAGTACAAGAAATAACCGTAGGAAATGCGTTACCAGTTGGTAAAACAAATACTGGATACAAGGTTTCTTTGTTTATGCCATATTACTATGAGTTTATGGATGAGGGTGTAAGTGGAGCTAAATTTAATACTGGTATAAGTAGGTTTAGTTACAAGGATAAAGGAAAGGGCAAAGGAGGTAGAGGTCAAAAAGGAATACCTAATATAACTGCAATAGAAAGATTTATGAGAAATAGAGGTATAAAGACGTTTGATGACATTAAGTCTAAAAGAACATACACTCCTACTAATACTAAATCTGGTAAGAAAAGAAATGCAGAACAAGTTAGAAAAGACGTAGCGTTTGCAATAGCTTATAATATTTGGAAGTATGGATTAGAGCCATCTCATTTTTATTCTAATGTGATTAACGATAAAAAGTTACAAGCATTTGAGCAAAAACTTTTAAATGATTATGGGAGTTTTATTTTAGATGTTGTTAAGGTTTAAATCATTACCCTAAATTTATCTGTCTATTTTAGTATATATAAATAGATGGCACTTACAATTCAAGACCAACCGACAACCAATATACCAGAGCCGAGCTTTGCTCCAATAGAATACCTAGTTAATAGTACAAGCTCTGCTCAAAGCGGATTTAAAGTTATAGCGAGTTTGTTTACAGACCCAACTGGAGATAATACAAAGATTGCTACTTTACAGCTTAATACTATTCCCTCAGCTACGCAAGTTGTAACAGATATTCAAAATATTATACAATCGTTTGTAAGCAGCGATTATTCTGTATTGGCTGGAGATACTGCGGATATATCTCAAAGTGCCTTAAAGGACTTTAAAATAGCTTTTCAAGAGTATTATAGTGGTGCATTACAAGGAAG